CGCAGCGTAGGTAGCAGTGGTCAGTGCTGTCACAAACGGCGCGGCAACAAGGCCCATCTGTATGCCAGTCCGGGCGACGCTACCGCCCAGACTTTCGACGTTCCCCAGCACCGTGCTGAGGACGCCTGACGCCTGATTGTCCGCTTGGATGATGATTTCCAGCACGTTGGCCNNGAGTAAAGGCACTCGCGGCGCTCATGATTGCATTAATAAACCGTTGACGCTCTAGGCGTTCATACGCTGAAAACAATTATAACACAAATGTTCTAGGTCACAAAAACAAAAAAGGGAGCGTTACTTGCTCCCCAGCGTTGTCCCCTTGCCGCCCGCTGCTTTTGTGGCGG